CCAAGCCCGACTATTTTTTTTGTTCATCTGCTGGACTGACGGACTCAACAGTGTCCACCCATTCTTCAAATGATGCAGTAGTCGCTTTAGTTCTTGTTTCACTTGCCCAAGCTAGGAAAAGCAAGTGTGTAATCTTGATGTTTGATTCAAGACTGGCAATCGAGATGTCAAACTTTGTTTCCAGCTTTATCATGTCTGATGGGCTGCAAACAACTTGCTTGTACTCGTTTGGCTTGTCGGTGAACTGTATTTGTAGGTTTAGTTTCATGCGACTAGCCTAGCAGAACTATGCGGCTGGTGCAGTTCCTCTGACAACTTCACCCGATACTGGCCATGTGACCGAAAGGGTAGCTAGGTCGCCAACAGCGCCAGCGAAAGGCTGGTACTGGGTAACTAGCGCATTGAAGCGGTACTCAGGGTTAGTTGCAGTTACAGTTCCAGAGGTAGGTGCAATCTTGACAGCTACAACTTCACCCATAAGTGGGAATAGTAGAGCGTCAACAGCGCCAGCTCCGAAGTCCTGGTGGAAGTCTAGGGATACAGAAGCATCCTTCAATCCACCAATTCTTGAGCGGTAGCTTGAACCAAAAGCTGTGGTTTCTACCTCGTCTGAGGTAATGTCCAAAGTTACAGATGCGATTGAAGTGCTGAGAACAGCAGTTCCAACTGTGACCTTGTAGTCTTGTGCGTAAAATTTAGCCAATTTATTTCTCCTAGTTTGCTATTACTGTGACTGTGAAGTCAGCAGCGAGGTATGTTGTATCACTGATTGTCACCGAACCAACTGAGTTCATTGACACGACTCGGCAGTCGTAGGCATATCCACCAAGAGTCTTATCTGATTCTACTGCATTTTTGACACTATTTGTGCCTGGCGAGATGTAGGCATCTAGCTTGCGCTGGGCCTCTCTTTCGGCAGACCTACCGACAATGACAGTGATAGTAAAAGTGTAGCTAGTCATGCCCTTTGCAAAAGCTTGGTCATAGTTGACCGAATCTAAGCTAACGACAGCAATAGGCGGGTTAGGTAGGTCAGGGATTTCTGCGGCAGTTCTAAGCCCTGGGATTGTGGCAAGGTTTGTAGCTAGGGCAGTCCTAATCTGACTGATGCTCATTAGCCGAAGTTTCTCATAATTCTAAATGGCATGGCTAGTTGTTCAACATCTGGGTCAAGGTAACGGCCAACGCGGATAGCGCCTAAGTCACCGAATCCAGCTACACCTAGAGGTGAGTCAAGGCGCTTGAAAAGCCTTGATGATTGAATGATTGTCGCCTGCTTGATTGCGACTGGAACCGAAGCCCAACCCCAAACACCAGTAATACGGCAAAGTGCCTGCTGGTCAACAACGGGCCAGGTATAAGTGTTTACAGCTCTAATGCCCGTGTATGGCATGTAAAGTCCGTCAGAGCGACTGTTTAGTGGCTCAAGCTGATAGTCGTTTGCTTCCCAAATTACATAGGTGTCGCCAACCTCATCAGTAGAGGCAACTTGAGAAACCGAAATAGCGTCATCAATAATTAGATTGATTGCATCAGTAGCGGCATAGTTTCTGACAGCGGTTCCAGCGTTGGAAAAAGTACGAGCGGTGTATCCGTCAATCATTCGAGAGGCAGACTCAATAGCGGTTTCCAGCATTGAGTCGTCAATGTTATCTGTTATGCGTAGTGCTGCTTTTACATCAGAAAGTGTGGCGTAGCCATTTGTGATTGCCATAATGTTCTCTATTCTATCCAACTAAAAGGATACTAATAGGTTAGTCCCAAGAGTTCTCTCGCCTTATCTTTAGCGACCACTCGCCACCATTCAGGTTATTCTCAGCTCGTCTTTCCTCGTAAAGTCTTTGATTGATTGAAAAGGTGCGAGCGTTCTTAGGGCCATAGCCAGCAGCAATAGTCGAGCTGTTGTTGTGGTGGATTGTCGCGTGGATGCGCTTTTTAGGTATGCCATGAGCGTCAATGATTCTCTCGTAGTCGTTGTCATCAAAGTAAAGTGGGTGGAACAGCTCGCTGGCTAGTCCAGCCTTTAGAACTACACCCTCGCCAATAGCAACAAACGCCCAGTCAGGTACAGCACCTGTAAAGTTCAAAGCTTCAGTGTCAACCTCATTGGCAATCTTTTCTAAAGCACCAGGCTCACACCAAGTATCCTCACTAGCAAAGACCCAATACTTAGCGTGCGGTGTTGCTTTAGTTACAAAGTTCATTGCCGCTACTGGCCCAACACCAAAAGGCACAGGGATTAGCCAAAGGTTCTTTACAGTATCTGGCTTTACAGGCTTGAACTCTTGCTTACCAGAGTTGTCAACAACTACAAGATGCTCGACTGGGTAGTCAATCGAATCAATCATTCTTTGAGCTAGGTCGTGCCTTGCGTAAGTAGGAAAAGCTAGTACAGGTATCATTTCAGCAACTTTCTTAGGATAGGAAGCCAGTTCTCGGTCCACACTTTTTCAACATCAAACTTAGCAGCGAAGTCAACAGCAACTTGCGAAGTGCCACGCTCGGCTTTGTAAGATTCTTCTAGTGCGTTTACAAGGCTAGAAACATTAGGTGTCATCCACCAAGCGTCTTGACCAGCATCCCAAGTTAGTTGTCCTTCAGTAAGCCAAGAGTCTTCGCTTACTAGGTCTGGAGTAGCTGCCCAGTTAGAGCCGATTACCCTAGTGCCACAAGCTTGAGCTTCAACTGATGGAACTCCAAAGCCCTCACCAAAGCTAGGTGCTAGTAAGACATCCATCCTTGTATAAAGAGCGGCAAGGTCTGACTGAGCTAAACCGAATCGGTAGTCTTGTGGGTTTGGAAAGATTACCTGTTCTTTCTTTACTCCTAGCGATGCAAGAATGTTTAGCAAGTTCCAACCACCTGAGTAACCGAATGAGTCGGTGTGCAGGTATAGGACCGCATCAGGCTTGTCTTTGGCAAAGATACTAAAGGCAAGAATCAGCTCGCCATAGGCTTTGCGGTGAACTAGACCTGATGCTTTGTTGGCAGCAACTACTCCGACAACAAAAGTTTCTGATGTTAGCCCTAGATAGTCATTGATGTCATGCGCTCCAATTTTGTAGGTCGGTTTGTAAACCTTGGTGTCTATTCCGTGAGGTGCGTACTCACACTCAATACCTTTACCATTTAGCTGTCTAACTCCGTGCGGTGACATAGCGATTGGTGTGACATTCTCTTTGCGTAAGAACTTATCTACGCCTGGTGGCAAGGTTACATGGTCGAGTGGTGTCCACGCGGCGATTGGAAACTCGTCATACTGGGCTGACCTCATTACCCAAACATCGTAAAGGCTAATAAACAAGTTTGGCTTCTCAAACTGCGAGATAAAGGTCTTATGGTCTATTGGGCCAGAGTCGTTAGAGTATTGGTCTATTCCTCTGGGGTAATGTGGAACTTTTCCATAAGGCGTATTGATTGTGCTTGGGATTCCCTCAAGGCCATAGTTAGACAACATGGCAACATCGAGTCCCGAACGCTTTAGGCGGTCAACTAGCATCGTGGCCTGTTGGCCATAACCAGTTGGTGCGTTGTAGCTATTGGACCAGACGCTTACAGCTCCAGTCAGTTTCTCTTTATTAGTAGGCATACAAAGATGATAGCAAAAAAAGACAGGGGCCACAGTCCTACGCTCTGTGACCCCTGCCAGCTTTTTACTGGGGGCTAGATTTAGCTAGCGCCACCTTTGAAGTACCCGATATGGGTAGCGTGGGTTAGTCCACCGTCAAGTCTAATTAGACCTCTGTAAGTCACGGTGTCTGTGTTGAAAGCGAAATCGGTTGACTGGTCAACACGGATTCCACCTGCAACGCGAACCTTGAAGCTTGGAAGGTGTCCAAATAGAACCGACTTGGTTCCAGTTCCTACTGCTGCAACATTTGGGTTCTCGTACACTGGGTAGCCAAGCAAGGTTGCTGGCTGTCCTGGTACTGCTGAGTTGGTCCAGATGTAGTTTCCTGCACCATCCTTCAACTTACGAGCTGCTGCGATACCAGTCTTGCTCATCTGGAAACCTAGACCTGGAAGTACGCGAGCGCCATCGGCGATTCCGTATACAAGGTCAATTAGGTTCTCGTATGAAGCGGCTCCAGAAACACCAGTTCCACCAGTTACTACTGAGCCAGCGGCTGCGGATAGCTTTGTGGTTAGAACGGAGTTAGCCTGAAGACCTAGAGAGGTTCCTAGCTGTTGTGCGATGTAGCTGGTGATGTTGAATCCTGCGTCAGAAACAAGTTCCTGGGCCACTTGGACGAGCGCACCATATTTCTCAGCTCCAAGAGTGATGGATGAGAATGTTGGGTTGGACTCCGAGATGGTTCCTGCTGCTGCAACAGAACCAGAGGTTGAAGTTGCGGTAACAGTTGGGATTACTAGGTTCTCGCCAGAAGTTGTGTTGAAGACTTCAGACACAGTTAGCATTGGGCCAACTAGCTGAGCAATCTCGAACACCTGGTCGTAGAAGGACTGTCCAACAGTGTTAGCTGATGGAACTAGAGTACGAACCTCACGGGCGAAGTCGTATCCGCGCATTTCGCCAGTAGCGATTGCGCGAAGGATGTCAGCGTCAGAGTTTGACTGTGCTGGCATTGATGGTGTGAATGAAGCTGCTGCCTCAGACGCGCGAGCTTCGCGCTCTGCAAGCTTGCGAGCAGTTTCGATTGTTGCATCGGCCTGGTCAATGTCAGCCTCGATACGAGCAATCTTTGTGTTTTCTTCAGCGGATAGTCCACGCTTCTCAGCCTGTGCAAAGTCAAGAACTTCTCTTGCCTGTGCGATTAGGTTGTTGCGGGCATCCATCTGAGTCTTAATGAAATCAGACATGATTCTCCTGTAATTAGTTGATTATGGGGTTCCTGCGGTGCTGACACTCAACAGATACAGCGGTGCTTACACTCAACTGATAATCACAAGTTTACAAGCAAAAGAAAACCCCAGCTCAGAAAGGGGGCTGAGCTGGGGTTAAAGAAACTCTATCGGGTTTCTTTGCTGTCCACAACCCGTGCTTCTTTGGCTGGGTTGTATGAGTTTGTGTTGTCGAGTTCCCATACTGCTTGAGCTAGGTCATCGGCCATTTCAGCTATTGTTCCAACCGAAGGGTTGCCAGATGCTTTTAGGATAGCTTTTTTGATTTCATCTTTGCTTGCCATGTTAAATCCTTTTCATTAGAAGGTCGAATTGCTTCTGCTTTAGGTCAAGGATGGAAAGTCCGTTGTCCTCGACCTCTTGTACCTCTGGCTGTGCCTTTAGCTTCGCAACAACCTCGGTAATCAAGTTTGCGTTCTTCTCGTCTAGTTCTTCACCAGACTCTAGCTTGAGTAGTGCGTCTGCTAGTTCGTCAGCATTGATGCTTGGAACTGACCGAACAGTTGCGGTTGTTGCTTCATAGGCTGGGAAGCTAACGATTGACACCTCAAATAATCTGACTGACTCTAGCGTTCTTGTCTGACCATCTCTTGACCATGAGTCTTTGATGACATTGAATCCGAAGCTCATAGAATCAATTATTTTTGCCCTTAAAAGTTCTGCAACATCACGCCCTCTGGAAGTTTGTGGCAAAGTAGCTGTGACCTTTAGACCGCGCTCATCCTCGACAAGTTGCATAGTGCCGCCTCTCAGGGAAGCCAGAGGCTCACCTGAGTCATGGTTCCAAAGAAGTTTGACCTCATTGCGAGATTGTAAAGAACGCTTGAAAGCACCTGGAGCGACATACTCGACAAAACCACCTAAATCTTCTGATGGACTATTGAAAACAGATGCGTAGCCAGTAAAGGTCATGCCATCGCCCTCAGCCCTGACCTCAAAGTCAACGCTATTGGTTCTTATCTCTGGCTCTTTGCTTTCAGGCTGTGGGCCATCAATCTTTAGCTGGATTGCTCTAGCTACATCGAGCCACTTGTTTTTCTTGTCCATACTGTTAGTTTCCTCTTGTCTAATCCTAGCAACAACCGAATCAGCGTAGGCTTTAGTCCTCTGTGCTGCTCTCTTGCTTGGACCAGAACCCCAAAGTAAATGTGCAACAACTCCTGCGGATGGATAGTTGTCGGATTCTGGGTTTGCGTTTGGTGAATCAAGGTCAACTAGGTGTCTAGCAATCCAAGCGGCAATTCTTATCCACTTGTCATCGCTTACGCGACCTTCTGCCATTTCTCTAGCTTCTCTAACTGTCTTAGGGGTTACGCCGTCACCAGCTAAACCTTCTTCGTAATACTCAAGTCCACGCCGAGCTGCTGCTCTCATGTAGGCAGGGGCTTCTTGGTTTATAGCTCGTTCTTCATTGTTTGATTCCCAAGAGTTGCAATAGAAGCCACCATCTACAAAGTCATCCCAACGCTCACACCAGGCTTTGTCGCCTTCAGCGTTTACTCGTGACTCGTCAAAGAAGAAGCAGTTGCCACAAGCTCTGCCTTCTGGAACATCCTCAGCTAGAGCTGGTCTGTAATTGTCAGGTAGGTTATTTTCTTCGTTTTCTTCAGGTTCTTCTTCTTCAAGGTCTTCTTCTTCAACCTCATAAGCAATCATCTTTGGAGTAGGTATCTTTTCCAACTGAAAAACATTTATGACCATCATCTTGTCGGTTGGCTCAAAGATGCCATCTTCGTATTGAAATAACCGAACCACAGCAAACTGACCTTCGACCATAACAATCTGTGCAGCAACTCTAGGGTCAAGTGGCGACCAAGAAACATAGTCATCAATAGCTAGTGAACCGATTGCTGCCCTTTCGCCAACAAACTCAGTTTCTTCAGCAATGCTTATAGCTACTGCTTGGTCAATGGCTGATTGTTTTGTGTCGTGACAAGCAACTAGCTCGCCATCTTCTTTTTCAACAGCCCAGTTGGAACACTCTGCGTTTTTATCTGTGATGTAATAAGGCATTAGACCTGCTTCATCCAATGAATAACGTGTCCTGCTTTGTCAGATACTGCATAAAGCTCTTGTGAGGCGTACATATCAAACTGCATCGTTGTTAGCTTTTCAAGACCCAATCCATTGTTTATAGTGACATTAGGGCCACCAAGAAAAACCTTTGCTGTGTTATCAGCGTTATGAATAGAAAGCCTAAAGTCGCTGTTGCTAGTGCCGTCAACAAGTGATGCTGTTAGCCCGATAGTAGTGTGACCTGTGGTAATTGGCATTACTCGACCTCGTAAACAGCTTCTGGGTCCTCTGGGTTTACCTGAGCAACACCTTGTAGCTGTACCGAAGGCAAGCCAGTGTGAGCAATCTCTGGCATACCAAGAGCCGCAAGAACTTCGCTTGGCGAGAATCCTGACTGAATAAGTTGTGCAACCATGTAGGTCTTCTTCTCGTCTGTAATTACCTGAGTGTCAGCCAATGCGATGTTGGCTAGTGGCACTCGGTACTGGTCGCCATTGTCAACTGGTGGCATGTCTTCTAGTCTGCGGATGTCGTTGGTCGAGTAGAAACCAGCCTGAGCGCCAACTGAGTAAGACCGAATCCTAGCTTCTAGGTCTGCGCGTAGTAAGTCGTTGAACTGGAACTTGATAAAGGCATCGCCTGGTAGTAGGCGTGAGAAAGCAGCCTCTACCTTTTCAGCGATTGGGCGAAGTGTCATGGAGATAAACTGA